GTTAAGTTTCTAAATGTTGCAGCCATACGTATTATCCTAAGCCAAAAATTTCAATTTGTACAAGGTTGAATAGTACAACCCAAAAATCTCGTCGATAATGTTTTGGAGTGGGGTACACTCCTTATCAACGACTTTATACCGCATTTCCATCAGTTCGTCTACTTGACCTTCAAGAAACTCGACAATGTTGTTTGTCTTCTTAGCCGACATAAGCGAAATAGGTCCGATAAGGCCATATTTGCCCTGATAGGCTTCAGCAAATTTGTCAGCCAGTTCAATCACTTCATCGTAAAAAGTGTTCAGCGCAGAGTGCTTGGCAAAGCTGCGTGTGTTCAGGTGCGTACTGTGCGCTACGTCACGCGCCAGAAACAGTGTGCCTATAAAATCAGCGCATTTCATAATGATGGACTTTCTGGCTGAAGGGTCCAAGCTACGGTCGCTTCATCCCAGCAATATGTCTTACCGTCATCTGGTTTGGCTGTCGGCGCGTCCCACAAGCAAGTGTCTTCGTTCAGTATCCATGACGGAAATGGTTGTGGCGGAATAAACGCATCGCGCTCTGCGTCATAGGTGAAACCGACACCGGCATAGTTTTTGCGAAGCGGACGCCCTTCAGGATGCTGACCGCCATAGGTGTTGTATGATGTCTGCACCCAGAGCGATGGGTCGCCAAAGACGCCCGTGTCGATAACGTCCTGCTCGATGACCAGAACCTCAGTGACGATACCGTTTTGTACTTTTGCAAAATGAGACATAATGCCTTCGCCTTGTTAAGAATTGTTACAGGCCCATTTGACGTCGATTTGTTTATCGTAAATCATTTTGTTTAGTTCTTCGCAAAACTCGGCAACTTTAGGCGGTAGATCAACATTAACCTTTTTAACAGAAATAGTTTCTCTAATTTTGTGCATACCGTCAAGACCGTGATGAGCGTCGTCCTCAGTAAAAACTTGCTTAACTTTTTTGACGTTATGCTGAAATTTATCCCAGCCATAAAAATCGTAGATTAAATCCAAAACTTTAAGAGGCTGAGAAACTAAGTCCCTGTAGTCTATGTACAAAAAATTTTCTTGAGGTTGGGTTTTACAAAGAGCAATGGCCGCTGCGGTTCTAAAAATAGGTTCTGCTCCCGGCTGCATTAAATCTTCGTATAGGTCGCCTTGATGATTATTCTTAATACGCAAAGAGACTAACGATTTCATAACGTCTTCAATAGGCCGAACAAGAACAACAAATTTCTGATCTGGATTAATGTTTTCTCGCCACATTGCTGTGTTTACGGGGTGACACCACATCCGGCCTTTTTCTATTATGATAGGTTTCCGCACATCTTTATAGTACAAGCCGGGCAACGCAGACATAATATCTTTTTTCGTATGTAACCGGTGATTGGCAAAAAGAGGCGGGTAATTATCACACGTTTGCTGCGTCTGCCACATTAGTTCACAAAGAAGTGATGTACCCTCCCCATGTATATTCGGGTTCTGCATAAGCATATTTATCAGTAGGGTTGATCCAGTTCTGGGCAAGCCGCAAAACACCGCAAATTGCTGGTTTCTATTATCCGTTACCATGTAATCGTTCCCGACGCATTGAACGTATAGATTTTATAACCGCCTGTGGTGGTTAGTGTGGGTGAGCCAGTTGTGCTTGATGCGTTTGCAAAAGCATCGGGATAGCGAATAATAACAACTCCAGACCCACCATTACCGGAGTTAGCGGCGCTGTTCCTAGCGCCGCCGCCGCCGCCGGTGTTTGCAGTGCCAGAGGTGGCGCTGGAGTAGCCCCCGTTTCCTCCGCCACCAGCACCGCCGGTCGAAGTACCACCGGGATTTGTCGTGCCGCCGCCGCCGCCTGCGTAAAAGACACTGCTTCCGCTAATGCTGCTAGACAGACCCGCGCCGCCATTGCCGGTGCCGCCTGAAGCAACAGAGTTGGCGCCGACTGATCCCGCGCCGCCGCCGCCACCGCCCCTATAGCTAGCGCCGCCGCCGCCGGAGTTGCCTTGCCCAGATGTGCCAGCGCCGCCAGTGCCGCCAGTGTTGCCGCCGCCGCCGCCGCCAGACCCGCCGTCTTTACCTAACGGTACACTGCGGGAGCCGCCGCCGCCGCCGCCAACAGAGAGGAAAAGGCTTGCAAAATTAGAATTACTTCCGCTGTTACCGGCGACACTACTATTGGTACCGGCACCACCAGCGCCAACAGTAACAGTGTGTGCCGTTCCAGAAACAACGGGCGTAAATGTTCCGGTTCTAAAACCGCCAGCGCCGCCACCACCGCCGTAACCCGCGCCGCCACCGCCGCCAGCAACAACAAGGTATTCTACAGCGAATGGCTCTGCGCCTGAAATTACCCAAGTTGTAGCGCCAACTTTTACGCAAGTTGCAAAGCCATATTGCGCCAGTATGCGTGGGCCTGTGTTGGCAGTTCCCGCTTCGCGCAATGTGTCAGTTGTAATGCTGATTATCTGGTTACTGCTGCTATTGTTGTAAAAACATATTGTCGAACCGATAGGAAATGGCACCGAACTGTTTGCGGGAATGATAATGCCGCCTGTCGTAATGCTGATCTGCTTGCCTTGATCAGTTATTTGTAGCGTGTAGCTTGCTGTTTGGCTGTTTTGTGGGAAACTCACCACGGCTGCTGGCGCGGCGGCGCTCGTCCACGCTGTGCCGTTGCTGGTCAAAACATTGCCTGTAGTACCCGGCGCAACGGAAGCCACAGCCGATGTGCCATTGCCAATCAAGACGTTGTTAGCAGGCAACGTCTGAACACCTGTGCCGCCAGACGTAACAGCAAGTGCGTTGGTAAGCCCTACAGTCCCTGTAGCGTTCAGGTTTGTAACCGTCGTAGTGCCTGTAACACCAAGTGTACCTGTAACGGCTAGGTTATTAGGTATAGTGACATTGCCCGCAGACGTAACGGAAATTGGCAGTTCCTGCACCGTACCGTCGCCTGACGTATCGCGGCCAAGCACTTTACCGGCAGCCGCTGTCAATACGTGTTCTTGGTTCCAGTTGGACGGCTGAACAATTGTTGGGTCAGTGCTGTCAGGTTTAGCGGACGTAAAGGTGTGCTTTAGGCTTACGGTCATTCCATCATTCCTTCAGGTGGCATCTCAGGCATACCGCCCATTTCTTGCATTGGTTGCTGCGGAGGCATTTCTTCGTCCATTTCAGGTTGCTCACGCATTTCAGGTGATCCGCTAATCAAATCACCTGTATCCAATGCGCCTGCAATCGTCCCCATGACAATATCCTGAATTTGCTCTTCTGTCATCCCCGCTTGCACCGCGCTGATACGTTTTGTTTCCGCATCGTAGGCGTCTACCTGTGCCTTGTATTCCTTAATGTCTACTTCACGCTTCGCAACGTCAGCCTGCACACCTTCGATAATATCGACCATGCGGTTCAGTTCTTGGGACATTGCTTCCATTTGCTGCTGTGCAGCGGCCATTTCAGGTGACTCATCGCCTGTAGCAAGTACTTTAGGGTCAAGGATTTTCTTGAACCGTTCTGCCATTTCCTGCGCGCCGGGCCAATCCATGTTCTTAATGAACAGATCGCCTGCAACAGCCCAAAGCTGCGGGTTGGATTGCAGAATCTGGCTCATAGCGTCGAGTGCTTCTTGACGCTTGGTCATGTAGCCGGGGCCAGTAGTGACCATAACGTCGTATGTACCAACGCCGGGGTTGTAAATCTTTTCAATCAGACCGCCAGTTTCTTGGTCACGAATTTCACGTACTGGTTCTTCCTGCGATGGGTCCATTTTGACCATGCTGACTTCGCCATCAGCACCAATGATGCGTGCAATGCGCTGTGTGTCGTAGATTTTAGGGATCATATCGACAATCTGGCGCGTGATGTAGCGAATTGCCCGCGCAAGGTTGTCAACGTAGTGATACGTGCCAACATCGCCTTGCTTTTCGCGTGCAACGATAGCTTTTGCAGACCGTTCGTTGCCTTGCTGGCCCAGCGACGCGTCATACTGGCCTGTTGTGGCCTTGATGTCTTCTCCAGCGCCCATTTTAGCCTGTATCAGACCTGTCTGGGGTAAAGGTGGCTGTGCGCGCATAGGCAGCGGGAGAACGCCTCCAGCGCCGTCTGTAACGTCTGGGTTGACTTCCAAATACGGCCAGTTGGTCGTGTTGGCAGTCTTCCACTGCTGTTCGTAACCTTCGAATTGACCGCCGTAACCGATAAACGGCGCTTTAGGGGCCAGTGCAAGCATTTCTGCCTCTTGGCTGGTCCAGTAGTTGTACATACGCTGAGCATCTTTGGCGTTACGCACAAGCCCAGAGATGTATATTTGGCCGTCAACTTCCCATTCGTTGCCAATTACGCGCACAACGGGGATATATTTGCCCGACCACTCGCGCTCATCAAGAATGTCAAAGCCATTGGTCTTCATCCACATGACTTTTTTACGGTCTACTTTGCGTGTGCGAAGCGGTTTGCCGTACATTTCTTTAAGCTGCTTGTCTTCTGGCGAGTTAGCCTTGGCAGTCTGATTATTTGGGTACAAATGCAGCGTTTCAGAGTCGTAGATGTTGTAAAAATACTCCGCAATGCGGATCGTATCTTCTTGCAGCCACGACGAAATGCCCTGATCGCCGACGCCTTGGCTATATAATGTGCTGATTGGCGATGCGTCAGGGAACAAACGCTCATATTCTGACTTCAGTATATCTTCGGTGATAAAGCACCATTCGGCGTCTGAGCCGCATGGGTCTTGGATCGTTGGGTCCATGTAAACGCTAAATGCGTTACGGACACGGCCAATCTTGATGTCTTGGTCGAACGTATCGTCGTTGCAATACTCAGTCAGCAGGCGAATGTAACCTTCGCCGTAGGTGACTTGGTTGTCGCAGGCTGTGTCATACGCAACGTCAGCATCTGACATATACTCGATGTGGCGCACCACACCATTAAAGATCTCGGCTACCTGTACGTCAGCGTTGTCATCAGCAGGGATGACCTTACCGTTTGGCCGGTTCTGACGCTGTTCGTTCGTTACCTGACGCACGTGCTGCGGCAATTTGTTGATTGTCAAGCACGGTCGTGCGTTGATTGCCTGTCCTTGTACGCTTCCGCGTGTTGACAATACGTCAGCAGGCCACTGCCACTGGTTGTCAGGGCTGCCAGCCATAAAGCGTAAATCGTCTAGTTCGTCCTCACGGCTGTCTGAATACGCGGCCTGCGCCATCGTAAGACGGCTACGCATGGTAGCCATCTTATCGTGATCGTCGCCCGTTGTCTTAGGTGCGTTCGATCCTACGTTGGCAACTTTTCCTGCCGCTTCAATGCCTGTGGGGTCGGCCATAGATTATTTCTTGCCTTTGCTGGCGGCGCGCTTCACGCTGTAGGCGATGGCGACGGCTTGTTTCACAGGTTTACCAGCATTTACTTCCGCTTTGATGTTTTTGCGGAACGCAGCTTTACTGGGTGACTTAGTAAGGGGCATAATTAACGCTTTTTGCCCATTGGAGTTGGCTTCATCGCCGTAGTGGTACGGATAATTTGCACAGGCTTTATTTTTGCTGCCGCTGACGTTAACATTTGACGCTCTTTATTGCTAATAGCCCCAAGAGCTTTTGGTGCTGCGGCAGGTTTTATTTTTGCTGCCGCTGACGTTAACATTTGACGCTCTTTATTGCTAATAGCCCCAAGAGCTTTTGGTGCTGCGCGTCCGCCAGCAGAACTTGTCGTACCTTCGCGGGCCGTAATCTTTTCAGCGGCTGCCTTGCGGGCAGCAGCAACGCCAGCGCCTATACCAAGGTCGGCATTTGATGCGCGGCGACCAGAACTGTCGGTTGGACGCGACGAAATGTTCTCACGCATTGTTGGCTTTTTGCCTGCCATTTACTTACCCTTCTTAGTTGGTTTGGCCGTCTTGGCGCTTTCTTTGAAATCTTTTGCTGTAGGGGCGCCCTTGGCACCGGGTTTACGCATTTTCTCGCCGGAACCAGCAGCTATGCGGGCTTTTTTGGCGTTGATGTTTGCATATAGACCGGGTTTCATGGGCATTTCCACCTTTTCAAACTAGCTTTGGCACGCTCACCGTCTTTAGCCTTAGCAGCTACTGCACCCATACGCGCGCAAAATGACGCCTTGCGTCCTGCATCAGCCTTTGTCTTCGGACTGGGCGCAGGCGCCTTTAGATTGCTGCCTGTTGCAGCGTTATACTTGGCTCTGCCAGCGGCTGTCAGCCCCGCACCCTTTGACACAGGCAGTTTCTCGCCTCTGCCAACGGATAGCGACACTGATTTCTTTTTGTCAGCCATTAGCTAGCCATCCATCCAGTAGAAACTCCCGCGGGAGAATAGCCTCTTGTGCGATGCTTGTCAACGCGTGTCAGACGCGGATCAGTAGATGCTACAGGAAATGCAAACGTGACCGCTATGGCGTCCGCTGCGTCTGGCGAGGCCAGCCCGCGTGACTTCATATCTTTCTTGCTTTCTAGAAACAGTGTCCCCCGGCTGTCAGGTTTTGTCTTGGGGCTGATGAGGTCTGTTTTCAGAAACCTATCTGTGGGCACGTGGCCGGTTCTGAGCCAGTCACGCATGGCGCCCCACATCTCTGCGCGCTTGTTACCCCACATCGTCTGGTTCTTGGCCTTATTGCCGAAGTTCACGCCGCGTATCTTGTACCGCTGTTCCTTCAGCCTGTCTACGACGCCTGCGCCTAGTCCGCCTTCGTCGATGCAGACCAGCGCCGGCTGGAACTGCTCTATGGCGTCGATGACATGGCCTGCCACTTCCATAGTGTCCGCGCCGCGGTGTCTCCGCAACTCTAGGATGTCACGGCCCTGCCGTATGGCGATGACGGTAGCGTCAGCCCCGAAGCGTGCAGGGTCAACTCCAATAACAATCGGTGCGCTTGTGTCTTTAGCCGGTGGACGCTTCATGGCATCATCGACCAGATTGCTGCCGATGAACTGATCGTCACCTTCTGACGGAAAGTTACCGTACACTTCGACACTGGCTTGATAGCTGTCTGGCCCGTATTCATCAATAATGCGCTGGTACAGGTTTTTGTCCGTGCCCTCGACATCGCGTGCGTCGATGACGCGTGTCTGCCAGAACGCCCGCTTGCTGTGGAACGTTTCGTAGAAATATCCAGTGTTACGCCGCGGGTTGGAGAACGCCAGATGGAACCGATGTGGAGTATTCTCTGTAAAGAAACCATCCGATACGGACCATATACTGTCGGGTATCCCGCTGGCTTCGTCGAAGATCAGCATCACACCATCTTCATTGTGCAGACCAGCATACGCATCTGGGTTTTCTTCGGACCATAAGCGCCCTTCGACGGACCAGTATCTAGTACCTTTTTTCATTTCCCGCTCAACAATTTCCGTAAGCCATTTAGCGGGCATAATGCGGGTAGCTGCAATTTCAAACCAATGGCTGTTTAGCGTCATGGCTAACCATTTAGTGATTTCTGCCCAAGTGACAGAGCGTAGCTGGGCTTCAGAGTTAGCCGACACAATCACAGAACCGCCTATGCGGGTAGACATCATCCATATAACTAACCAGCTTACCAATGCTGATTTGCCAATACCGCGTCCAGAAGCCACAGCCATACGGAACGTATCAAAGTCTATCTTACCGTCGTTTTCTTTAATGTGGTCGCGGATAGCTTGCAGAATAGCCCGCTGCCATTTGCGTGGACCAGAGTGTTTCTCTAGCGGTGTGCCTTGCTCACCCCAAGGAAAGGCTAATAAAACGAAGGCGAGTGGATCATCCTTTAGCGCGGGCGACCACAGCCTCGCCATCAACTCCATCTCGTCTTGGGCTGAATATATCGGTGCTTGCATGGTCTGTGTTATCCTCTAGCCGGGGCACGTCAGTGTACAGCCCTTCGATGACGCGCGTCTGCGCTTTCTCCAAGGCAGCAATTACACTGATTTGGCCTTCAACAGTAATCTCTACAGACTGTGCAGCTTTCCAGCCGTGCTGATGCTTGAGTATCTCCAGCGCAGCCTTGCTGTCACCATCGCGTGCCGCTTCGTACAGCGTCTTGGCTGCGGTCATCTCGCCGTCAGCCCTGCCCTTGATCTCAGCCATCTCGACCAGCGGGTCTGCATCCGCCAACACACGAAATTGTTTGGGGGTTAAACCTGACGCCATAGCGAGGCTGTCACCTTTTAGTCCGCAGCGTGCAGCTTCATAGATAGACTCCAGCCGCGACTCGGTGGCCTGCATCCGCTCTGGTGTAAATGGCAGTGAGTAGAAAGTCATTGGCCGCACAATAATCCAAAGGATGCAGATACGCAACAGGCTTTGATGCAGTTACATTTATAAAAAAAAAAATTGTTCACAGCCCCTGTCACAGTCAACGGCCCGACCGTCGGCCCTACCCCCTCCCCTTAAGACAAAATGCTTTTTGGTTTCTGCCAGCGGCTAGCGCAGCTAGCTGTGTTGCTGTGTAATACAGCGATAAGCGTTCTTGCTATGTTCTTGCTAGCTTTAGGATTGACCTTTCCCTGCTACTGACAACAGTGTCAGTAATAATTTGAGGCTAGGGTGCATGGCCCATTGCTAGTTAGCTTAATGCGAACGATTATTAGTTAGGCTATCTAGGCTATGGAAAACACATTCGATATTGGGGGCAGCTTGCGTGACCTAAAATGCCAATGTGCGTAGGTCATGACAGCTTTACGTTAACGTAAAGTCTGGGCGATCTAGGCGGTCTGGGCTATCGGTTTTGAAGTCGCCGTGAAAACTACGCAGCATTACCTATTATGTCTATATTACCTAAATATTTTACTTTTCATCAGTAACTACACAATCCATAGCCTAAACCGCCAATCCCCCCTTCAAACCCGCGCAAATCAGCCATTAAAAAATAGTCATTTCCCCCATTTCCATAGCCTAACAAATAGCCCAACTAGCGCATAACCCGCTTATAGTTTCCTATTTTAGGTAATATGTGCACATAGGCTTTACAGACATATATTTTACATATAGACGCATTTAGGTAATGCACTTAGGCATTACAGATATTTTAGGTGATACCCAATGATTATAGATACAGATGTCCCCATACCTGACAACGCTAAAGGGTTGTTCCGATCAAAAGGCAACCGCGGCTCAAGCTATCCTTTTCATGACATGGAAGTTGGGCAGAGCGTTTTTTACCCCATGAACGGCGCTACCTCAATTGATAGACATCCAGCATATATGGCAGCGGCAACAATCCAGAAACGCTACCCCGACTATCGCTTCACTGGCCGCACTGTCACCGAAAATGATATCCGCGGTATCCGCATTTGGCGCGTTCCTACGCAACTCGCCGCGATTAAACCATTAACGTTGCCGACACTTACAGAAGTGAAGGCGGTCATAGAATAATGTTATCGGGCGGCGGTGTAATCTGCCGCCCTCAAACTTTCTTTTCTGCAACACATTTTGTTGTTGACAGGCTATGTTTGAGGGTAGATAAGAGGGTATCAAGACAACAAGGAGTGAGACACCATGACACATGACACTGACACTATTTTCGATTTCTTGCGCGGCGAGGGCCTAACTTATCGCGACACTGTAATAGAGCTTTCCGAAAAGATAACGGCATTTCTTATCGACGGTGACAGCGACAGCATGGCTCGTGCCAGCGAACTGACCAAATCCTTACAGCGTCTGATTGATTTAGACGCATAACAACAATCAATAGGAGTGAGAACCAATGACTATTACAACACAAGCAATCGAAACTATGTTTATTCGCGCCACTAACGTTAAGGGCGAGCGTATCAAGGCGACAGCATGGGGCGGCAACATCACCGTTGGTTATGACTATGCGTTGGACGCCCAAGACAACCACAGGGCCGCTGCTGACGCTCTAATCACTAAAATGGGCTGGAATGGCACCTACGCCCAAGGCGGCAACGCCAAGGGTGACGGCGGTTATTATTTCGTCAATGTGGAAAGCACCAACGCATGATCGCGCACATAATCGCAACAGCCGGCTTTGCCGCCGTGCTGTTGCTATCGATCACATCAATTATCATCACATTAAAAGGAAACTGAGAAATGACTAACGACATAT